GAAGATCGTGTTTTGTAAAATTATCTATATCCTCTGTGTTCACAAGAGGATGGAAACTTAATTTGGATCTCTGCCTATGTTTTTCAACTTCTTCGTCTTTTTTAAATGCTTTCCCTCCAACTCCACTAAGAGCTAAATGAGCCTTATCATCCTGTGTTAAATCTAATCTTGTTAACATTTGCCTCTTAGTAAGATGCTTAATATCTGGTTCTTTGTCATTTAAGATCTCTTCTAATGGAAACTCCTTGACTTTAGGTTTAACCTTTTGTAATGCTTCACACCAAGCATTTTTTAATGAATCATTACCTTGTAAGCATCCATCTATGTATCCAGGATCGGGACCAGGCAGAATTAACGGCACATTACTTATGCGTTTCATATCACTCCTAGTATTATCAGATGTGAACTTAGATAAGTACTCTTCTAAATTATTCTTAGATGCATTATGTACATTTTTTGTTCCTTCGTATTCTTTTAGCAATATTCTGGCTGCTGATACTGCTTCTGAATTAGTTAAAGAAGTTGAGCATTCTTCAATCTCAGATTTTACATATTTATACTTATCATCTAATTCAGGACATTTAGGCATAACTGAAAACATAGCTTTGGATAATCTTTCCAGTTCGTTATACTCATCATCTGTCACATCTTCACCCAATACCTCAATTAATTTCTGCTTGACAGGTTGTGCCATCCTCATCCTTAATGTTAGAAGGTCAACCATTTCCTGAGTTACGTTTGCATTAGTTTTCACCTTCTGGGGAGAGACCACAAGAATGAAGTATTTTGCACCTATTTGTTCCAGATCTCCATAATACTTTATAGTCTTATCTTTGTAGGAATTGTCAATAGCTTTTTGATTATCCGAACCGCAAGTAGCAACCTCAAGCACGCATTTAGTTTCTGGAATTATATAATCAGGAGTAAGTAAAGAAGTAGGTCCTTCTAATCCCAAAGATGATAAGGGCATGTCTGTTGTATCTAGCCAGCATGAGGAGACGAAATCATGAATGAATGATTTTAATTTATTGTCATGTCTTTTGTATATAACCGAACTACCATTTATCGTAATAGAAACATCATCTTCTATATATTCAACATCAAATTGATAA